TTAAGCGGCTAGTCGGTCCAGCAGACGCTTCACATACGGAACAGCGCGCTGGTCCCGTTCCATGAAGTAATCAATCGCGCGCGTCGGCAGCCAGACAGTCCGAAAATACCATCGGAAGTCGGGAAGCAACCATTCCGGATAGGCCTTGGAAAGAATGGGTTTGCGCCCGTCTTCGAAGACATAGATGTAGCTGGGCATCGCGTCAGTATCGACGCCATAGCGCTCGCGAAGGAAGCGGGCGAACATCTGCCCCGATGAAATGTCGGGCCAGCAGCGCTCGGGCAGAACATATCCCATCGCTTCCAGCGAACCGATCAAAAGCAAAGTCATCTCGCTAAGAACCGAGAAATGACCAGGCGGAATCTGCCCCTGGTTAGCGATGTATCGGCTCAAGTGGTAAGACGGCAGGCGACTGCCAGCGGAATTATCGATCATTGTTTTAGCCTCGTGAGGAGGGTTGAAAACCGCTCCCGATCGGGCTGATCGACCTTGACCGAAACCGCGACAAACTGCATATCGCGGGGTGCACAACGGAGGGGCCGATCAGCCCTTTCAAGAGCCTCGTCGGAGCGATCCGGCGAGGCTTTTTGTATAGTGAATCAGCATCGGGATTCGAAGGCAGTCGGGAATGATTCGGCGGGGATAAGATGTGTTTGACCCCGCGTCGCCCCGCAGACTTCCTTGGTTTCGCCCCTGAGCCCTGCCCTAGTTTCCATGTGGAAGCCGGACAGCACCGTTAATCGCCCTTGGTGATTCGCTTGCCTTCCGGCGTGATTTCGCTGCCATCGCTGCAGCTGTAATTGGCGAAGGCGAGGATCTCGCGATCGAAGAAGGCGTTCACCGCCATCAGCCGCTGCATCAGCGGCACGATTTCGATCTGGAAGAAGGCGTCCAGGGCTTCGCCGACCTTGCCAAAGCCACCATTGTTTTGCGGGATGATGCCGATCAATTGCGGCGGGACGCGATGCGCGGCCAGCATGTCGTCGCGGCTGATGTTCTTCACCCCGCTGAATTCATCCTTCGCCGCGACATCGGCGATCGGGATGACCTGGACGCCATCTTTCTTCCCGTTGGGCATGTACAGAAACAGGTTCTTGAAATTGCCGACGCCCTTGGCCGACTTCATCGCTTTTTCGATCGCGTCGGCATCGTCCTGGCTGGCCAGCGCATCGCTGACATGCAGGATGAAGCCGGCATGCGCCCCGTTTTTGTAATAGCGGCGGCGGAACAGCGTTGCGCTTTCGTTCAACAGGCCCGACTGCAGCGCGGGCAGCCATTCGGGCAGGCCATAGATTTCCTGCGCGACATCGGGCTGCTGCAGATGGCAAATGCGCCCCGGCGCGAACTGATGTTCCTGGCCGATGCCCGCGCCGACGAACCAATAGGCATTGCCTTCCTTCGGCGCCCGCATGTGGCGCGCGGGCGCGAATTTGGCGCGCGCGCTGCCGCCGGCGCGGCTCGGCACGTCTTCCAAGTAGGCGTTCCCCATGTGGAGGAAGTCCAGCGCGAACCGCTCGAAATCCGCCTTCGACAGCATGGCGCTGGGCTTCATCGCGCCGACCAGCAGGTTCACTTTCAGCGCGATCGCGCTGCGATGATGCGGCGCCATGTTGAACGTCTTCGCCAGCGTATGAAGCGGGACCGGCGGTTCGAACCAGCGCCCATTGTGGGTGATTTCAAACAGGTCGAACAGCGCGCTGCCATCCAGGACGCTTTCGGGCTCGCCGAAGCTGTAGGCCATCGCTTTTGTCGCACCGCCAGCGGCAGCTGCGCCGCCTTCGGTTTCGGCGATCTGCAGGGCATTGTCTGGCATCGGTCGGTTTCCTTTCATCAGTCGGAAAAGACAACGCGCGCGCCGCCGCCTTCAGCGGCCGCCGCGATGTCAAGCGGTTCATTGGAAAAAGCATGGAGGAACGCCCAGGCGATGTCGGCATGGCCGATCTGTCCGCTCCTGCTGGCGGTATAGGTCACACCCTTGCCGCTGCCGGTCAGCGTCGGGCGGATGGCCATGAAGGCCTGCATCACATCCGACCAGCCCTGGTCGAACTCGACACGGCCCTGGCGGAACAGCGACTGCCCCTTCAGGACCAGCGCGGTTTTGGTCGCCACCGAATATTCGATCGCGCGCACATTCGGGAACCACCGCTTGACCAATTCGAAGACCGCGCGGCCATGGCCGGTTGTATCGATCGAAATGTCGGTCACGTTGTAATGCGCAGCGACCCGCCGGATGAAGTCGGCCTGGCCCTGGAAGTCCAGGTCATTCAGGCGATATTTGTCCAGGCAGCGCAGCTTGTCGACGCCAGGCCGATCGGGCGCGGCGACGATGCCCAGCGCCGCATCGTCGCGGCCTTGCTTGTTGGGATCATAACCCAGCCAGACCGGCTTGTCGGCGAACGGCCGCCCGCCCGGAATGTCCAGCTTCGCAGGGTCGAAATCGCGCCATGACAGGAAGCTGTCGACCCGCGCGGGCGCCAGGCGCGCCCAGGGAAAGCTGCTTTCGGCATCGTCGACGAATTCGCAGCCATACAGATTGCGAAATTCGTCTTCGCTCGATTCGGCGCGCAATTCTTCGACATCGACCAGCGCGCCCAGGCCGCCGGCGATCGCATCGTCCAGCGTGACCACCTGGCACCAGCTGCCATCGGGCATGACCTTGCCGGCCGCCAGGTTCTTATGGCTGCAATCGAATTCGCGCTGTTTCGCCTTCGCCTTGCCGCGGTTCCATTCGGCGCCCGACCAGAAGTCGAACGCTTCATGGGTTTTTGTGCTGGGCGTCGAAAAATAGGTCCGCTTGAAGATCTTATGCGTGGCCATGGCCGCCGCGACCTTGCGCAGCTGGGCGAAGCCATGGACCCAGAAGAATTCGTCGAAATAGAAGTCGCCGCTTTCGCCCTGGGCGGTATTGCTGTTGGTCGAAATCGGATAAAGCCCGACCTGGTCCAGCGCGATCGGCTCGCCATCGTCATTTTCCAGGCCGGAGAAATCCAGCATGATCGGGTCGCCGGCCAAGTCGACATCGCAGACCCGCTTCACCCAGCTGACAATCTCGCGCTTGAATTTCAGCGCCTGGCGCTTGCTGGCCGACAGGAAGATCTGGTTTCGCGGCTGTTCGCCGGCCAGCACCGCTTCGGCGATTTTCGCCACCGCTTCGCGGGCGAAATACCAGGTCGCGCCGATCTGGCGCGATTTCAGGATCTTGCGCGTCCGCTGGTCGCGCTGTTCCCACCAGGCGGCCTGATAAGCGAAATTCCGGTCATGGAAATCGTCCAGCAGCGCGGCCCATTGTTCCATGGTCAGGAAATTGCGGCGCTTTTCCTCGCGCTTCGCCTTCGCCGCATCATCGTTTCGGCGCGCGATCTTCGGGTTTAGGTCGCCTTCCTTCCCGCTTTCCTCGAATTTCCCGATGCGCGCGCTGCGCTCCATCTGGCGCATCAGGAAGTCGACGCGCTTCATGTCGCCTTCATTGAAATCGGGCTTGTCCAGGTAATTGGCGATCTTCGCTTCGATGCGGTCTTCGATCACCTGGCGCGGGCTCGCGTCATCCCATCCGCCGCGGTTCTTCCAGCTGGCCAGCGTCTGATACTTGACGCCCAATTCGTCGGCGATCAATGACAGCGACCAGCCCCGCCAATAGAGCGACCGCGCCTGGCGCTTCAGGAACGCGGCGGTCAATTCGGTCTGGCCATCGGAGGCGGGCAGCAAATGCATGGCGTTGCCATGCACCCGCGAACCGGCGGTCTGGCTATCGGCTTACATGGTGGAACCGGAATTGACCCGCGCGCCGCATTGCGGATGGCGGAACAAATGCGCCCTTAGTGGCTCCGACACAACGCGCCCGAACGGGCAACCCGCGCTGACCCTGGAGCCTTAACGCCATGAAGACCAAACGTTTCCTGCTCGCCACCGCCGGTTCGACCGTCGACGGCCGCAACATCGACGCGAACATGCTGATCGAAATGGCCGAAGGCTATGACCCGAAGACCTATTCGGCGCGGCTCAACATCGAACACATCCGCGGCTTCAGCGGCGAAAAGCCCTTCCGCGCCTTCGGCGATGTTCTCACGCTCGAAACCGAGGAAGTCGATGTCAATTTCCACGGCAAGACCGAAAAGCGCCTGGGCCTTTTCGGCACCTTCGATGTCACCGAAGACGCGAAGAAGCTGAATTCCGAAGGCCAGAAGGTCTTTCCGTCGATCGAAATCGAACCGAATTTCGGCGGCAAGGGCAAAGCCTATCTGATGGGCGTGGCCCTGACCGACAGCCCCGCATCGATCGCCACCCAGCGCCTTGAATTCTCGCGGTCGCAGCCTGGCTGGCTGACCGTCGGCACCGACGACAAGACGATGGCTTTCGGGCTCGAATTCGAAGGCGAAGATGGCAAGACCACCGAAGCCGCCGATGGCTTCCTGGCGAAATTCTCGGCCATGCTCGATGCGAAATTCGGCAAGACCGAAGACAAGCCCGGACCGAAGAAGGAAGACGAAAGCGGCGCGCTCGATTTCGCGCAGCTGCAGCCGCTGTTCGCCGACCTGGGCAAGAGCTTCAGCGACGAAATCGCCGCCTTCCGCCAGGAAGCTGCGACCCGCGATGACGAAATCGACCTGCGCTTCAAGGCGCTGGAAGACAAGCTGCAGGCAACGCCCGCCGAAGGCTATTCGCAGCGACCGGCGGCCGCCGGCGCGAACGGCAACCAGGAAATGACTGACTGCTGATCGCCCTTTCCATCCACCCAAGCAAAGCCCCGCATCGCTTCGCTAAGGACACCTGACCCATGAAAACCGCAACCCGCGCCCTTTTCGCCGCCTATGTCAGCCAGATCGCCCTGGTCAACGGCATCAGCGTCGAAGACGCGAAGACGAAATTCAACGTCTCGCCGAACGTCGAACAGAAGCTGGAAGACCGCATCCGCAATTCCAGCGAATTCCTGCAGCTGATCAACGTCATTCCTGTCACCGAACAGGAAGGCGCGGTCCTGGGCGTCGGCGTCACCGGCACCACGGCGGGCCGCACTGACACTAGCGCCGGCGCGCGCCGCGATCCGGCCGCGGTCGGCAATCCCGACGAAAAGCACCGCTACCTGTGCAAGAAGACCAATTTCGACTGGGCCATGCGCTATGCGCTGGTCGATGCCTGGCGCCACCGCCCCGATTTCCAGACGAAGATGCGCGACAGCATCCTGGAAACCCAGGCGCTTGACCGCATCCTGATCGGCTTTAACGGCACCAGCGCCGCTGCGACCACTGACCGCAACGCCAACCCGCTGCTGCAGGACGTCAATGAAGGCTGGCTGCACAAGATCCGCACCGACGCGCCCGAACAGGTCATGGACCAGGGCTTCGACGCTGCCGGCATCTATGTGAAGAATGGCGTCGAACTCTATGACGAAAGCGCAGGCAACGGCGCCACCGCGAAGGCCGACTATTCGTCGCTCGACGCGCTGGTTCTCGACGCCAAGCGCGGCATCCATGAACGTCACCGCGGCGACACCGACCTTGTCGTCATCGTCGGGCATGACCTCATGGACGACAAGTATTTCAACATCGCGCAAGCGACCGGCAACACGGCGACCGAACAGGAAGCGACCGATCGCATCCTGAAGTCGACCAAGACGATCGGCGGGCTTCCGGCCTATCGCGTCAGCGGTTTCCCCGCCAACGCCATCCTGATCACCAAGCTGTCGAACCTGTCGATCTACTGGCAGGAAGAAACCCGCCGGCGTCACCTGAAGGATGAACCGGAATTCGACCGCATCGCCAATTATGAATCGGTCAATGAAGCCTATGTCGTCGAAGAATACGAACTGGCTGTCCTGGTCGAAAACATCGTCAACGGCGAAAAGCCGGGCGCCTAACCGATGCGCTGGGCGGGGCTGATGCCCCGCCCGCTTCGACGGTCGGCGGCGCGGCTCAACTCCACCGCGCCGCCGCCATCCAACCGATCAAGAGGAAGTCCCCGCACCATGACCAGCCCTTTCCTTCGCAACCGCTCCCGCCAGCTGGCGCAGCAATCCGCTGTCGCTGCCAATGCCACCGCGCTGCGCGCGCCGGCCGAAGACACGCCCGCCGGCCAGGAATATGCGGTCCTGCGCGTCTCGCTGCATGAAGACCTGCGCAAGCTGTCCGACACCGAAAGCGTCGAAGCGCGCCGCCCGATGAAGGCGAAGATGGCCGGCCGCTATGCCGCATGGATCGAAGGCGTCCTGGAAGCCCATGCACCGACCCAGGACGAAATCCTGGTCACGAACATGATCTGGGCGATCGACTATCGCGATTTCCCCCGCGCGCTGCGCCTGGCCGAATTCGTCATCAAGCACGGCCTGGCGCTGCCCGAACGCTACAACCGCAACACCGCCTGCCTGATCGCCGAAGAATTCGCCGAAGCCGCGCTGGGCGATGCCGACCAGGTCGACCACCAGCTGCTGCTGCAGGTTGCCTATCTGACCGGCGGCGCGGACATGCCCGACCAGGCGCGCGCCAAGCTGATGAAGGCGATCGGGCTGGGCTGGGCCGACAAGGCCGATGCCTTCGACCCGACCGATGACAGCGCGCCCGCCGGCGGCAAGGCGTCCTACATCGACGCCGCGCTGACCGCGCTGCGCGCCGCGCTGGCGCTCGACAAGAAGGTCGGCGTCAAGAAGCGCATCGAACAGCTCGAGCGCGCCCAGGCAAAAGCTGCAGAAGAAAACGAGCCCGAAACGGACGCACCGACACCTGAGCCCACGCCCGCCGCGAAGAATACGGGCAATCGCGGGCGCAAGGGCAGGAAATAGAATTGCGCGCCGGCCTGTCCGGTTCGCCACGAAACGCCCCACGGCGCTGGGGGGCGATTGACCCGATCGGCAAGGCTTCGCGCCTTCGCCCGCCCTGGTCAGTCTCACCCCCCACTTGCCGGCGGGCAGGACATGCCGGCCTGATGCAGCGAAGCTTTAGGCCAGCCAGAAGGTCAGGGAACCAGACATGGCAGGTTTGACAGCGCCGCCCGACAATGCAGATCCTATTGCCGGCCAGGTCATCGAAGCCGATGGCTGGTTCCCTGGCATCGACACCGCGCACATCCGCGACACCATCCGCCTGGGCGATGGCGCTGTCACCGAAACGCGGCTTGCCGAAGCGGTCCTGGCGGGAATGCTCGCCGGCCTGAAGGAAATGGCCGCCTGGCGATCGGCGCGCGCGGTCGAAGGCCATGCCAGCCTGGAAGCTGTCACCGACCTACAGCTGGCGGGTCAGAACATGGCGGTCCTGCTGTGGCGGCGCATTGTCAGCTTTTTCGCGGCCGCCGAACTGGTCGACGGTCACACCGACATTGCCGCCACCGATGACGCGCTGGACCGCGAAGAAGAAAAGGCCAGCACGGCCGACCGCTATCGCCGCAAGGCTTATGAAGCGGTCGCCGACCTGCGCGCGCTAGGCCTTCCTGCCGACGCGCCCGAACCACACGGCCGCAATCGGGTTTCGCTGCTGTGATCGCGACCGCCCAGGATGGCGAAACGGTCGACGCAATCTGCTGGCGCGTCCTGGGCCGCACCGCCAAAGTCACCGAACAGGCGCTGGCGATGAATCCTGGTCTGGCTGACATCGGCGCCCAGCTGCCTGGCGGCACGGTCCTGACCCTGCCCGACATCATCAACGCGCCGCCCGAAACCCGCGTCACCGTCAAGCTGTGGGATTAGGCATGTTCATTTTTGCCACCTCATTTGCGGCCGAAAAAATGAACACCTGTCCTCAAGTAGCGAAGCGATAGGACGAAGATGAAGAAGCCGACCGAACTGCGCAAAACCCTGACCGCCGCGCTGCCCGAACTGAAGCGCAACCCCGACCGCCTGGTCATCTGGGTCGAAGATGGCGCGGTTCGCGCCCGCCAGACCGAAGACGCCAGTTTCAGCTTCGAATATCCGCTGTCGGTCCTGCTGCGCGAAGTGAAGACCGACATCGCGGTCATCGTCCACGCGATCAACCGCTGGCTGCGCGTCAACCAGCCCGACCTGCTGGCCGCCGGCAACCGCGACAGCTTCAAATTCGAAACCGACATCCTGGACAATGGCACCGCCGACATCGTCTTCACGCTCGACCTGGTCGAAGCGGTTAAGGTCGCGGCCGATCCTGCCGGCGGATGGTCGCTCGACTATGTCGCCGAACCCGACCCGCTGTTCGATGATGGCGCCGCGCTGCCCGATGCCGGCGGCACCCCGCCGCTGGCCGGCGCGACCAGCGACACCATCGTCGTCGACTGATGGCGGGCGCTTATGACAGCGATGCGCTGGCGGGGCTCGACACCTGGCTGGGCCGCGTCATGGGCGGCATCGCGCCCGCCCAGCGCAAGCGCGCCGCGATGAAGCTGGGCCGCGCGCTGCGCCGATCGAACCTCGAGCGCGTCAAGGGTAACGTCGAACCCGATGGCAGCGCCATGGAAGACCGCAAGTCGCGGCTCGACCGGCGCGGCCGCGTTCGCAGCAAGGCCGGCGGAAAGATGTTTCGCAAGCTGCGCCTGGCGCGCCATTGGCGCATCGCCGCGCGGCCCGACAGCGTCGAATTGTCGCCGAAGGGAAATTCGCACATCCCGGCTATTCACCATTTCGGAAAGAAGGGTTATGTCGGCCGCGCGCCCGATGGCGGCAAGGTCTTTACCCGCTACCCCCAGCGCCGCCTGCTGGGCTTCGGCGAAGGCGATGACCAGCTGGCGATCGACATCGCCGCCGAACTTTTCGACCAGGATTGACCCGCGCGCCTGACCGCCGGTTCCTTTGCTGGCGCGGTTGAACCGGCTTTCACCGCCCCCACCCCTTACGCGCGCGAAGCGGCCCATGCATGCCATGACGCATGCCCGCGCCCACGACATCGATCGCTTCATCGACCGCCATCGACCTGTCGCGCCTTCCTGCGCCCGACATCGTCGAAGCGTTGGATTTCGAAACCATCCTGGCTGCGCGAAAGGCCGATTTCCTCGCGCGCTTTCCCGAATTCACCGCCTTTGTCGAAAGCGACCCCGCGCTGAAGCTGCTGGAAGCCTGCGCCTATCAGGAACTGATCCTGCGCCAGCGGGTCAATGACGCCGCGCATGGCGTGATGATTGCCTTCGCGATCGGCGCCGACCTCGACAATCTCGCCGCGGTCTTCGGCGTCACCCGCCGCACCATCACGCCGGCCGATGAAACCACCGGCGAACCGGCGGTCATGGAAGACGATGACCAGCTGCGCCGCCGCGTCCTGATGGCGCCCGACAGCTATTCGGTCGCCGGCCCGACCGCCGCCTATCAATTCCACGCGCTGTCTGCATCGGGCGATGTCGCCGATGTCAGCGCCACCAGCCCCGCGCCTGGCGAAGTCGTCATCAGCGTCCTGTCGATCGAAGGCGATGGTGCCGCATCGGCCGAATTGCTCGCCACCGTCAGCGATGCGGTCGGCGCCGATGACGTTCGCCCGCTGACCGACCAGGTCACGGTCCAGAGCGCGGACATCGTCGCCTTCGAAATCGAAGCCGGCCTGACGCTTTACCCTGGCCCCGATGCCGCGCTGATCCAAGCCGCCGCGCAAGCGGGGCTCGACGCCATGCTGGCCGAACAGCGCAAGATCGGCCGCGACATCACGCGCAGCGGGATCTTCCGCGCGCTGCATGTCGCCGGCGTCCAGAATGTCGACCTGGTCAAACCCGCGGCCGATGTCATCATCGGCGCCACCCAGGTCGCCGCCCCCAGCGCCATTACGCTGACCATTGCGGGCGTCGGCGAATGACGCTGCTGCCACCCAATTCGACCCAGCTGGAACGCGCGATCGAAGGCGCGAATGGCGCCGCGCTGGCCGATGTTCCCGTCCCCATCCGCGATTTGTGGAATCCGGCGACCTGCCCCGCCGCGCTGCTGCCCTTCCTGGCATGGGGTGTATCGATCGACCTTTGGGATTCGCAATGGAGCGAAGCCGAAAAGCGCGCCGCGGTCGCAAGCGCTATTGAAGACCAGCGCCGCAAAGGAACGCCCGCTTCGCTGCGCAGCGTCATCGATCGCTTCGATCCGCTGATCAAAGTCGTCGAATGGTTCGAAGACCGCGGCACCCTGGCCCCGTACACTTTTCGCCTGGAACTGCCGCTTCGCGCCGAAAGTGCGGTCGCATACGACGATGCGCTGGTCGCGGCGCTGTTGCGCGACATCGCGGCCGTGAAACCACTGCGCGCGCATATGTTCGCCGTTCATCGCCTGGTCGCGCAGGCCGATGCCTGGTTGGTCGGCGGCGCCCAAATCGCGGGCTTCACCCGCGTCGACAACTTCACCGACCTCACCGTTCCCGAAGATCCCGCCTGGGCAAGCTACCTGCAAACCGAACATGGCGAGCCCATCCGCAGCGCTGAAGGCCCCTTCCTGGAGGTTGCATAAATGGCCAACCCGATCGATCTTATCATCACCAATGCCGGCCTTGATGCGCTGGTCGATGCCCAGAACGGAGACACCGACGCAATCAAGGTCATCGAAGTCGGCCTGACCGAGGCGGCCTTCGATCCAGCGCCGACGCTGACCGCGCTGCCTGGCGAATTCAAGCGTCTCAATAGCTTCGCAGGCCAGTCGACGGGTCCGAACACCATCCATATGACTGCGCTGGATGCCAGTGCCACCACCTATGACCTGCGCGGCATCGGCCTTTTTCTACAAGACGGCACCCTGTTCGCCAGCTTTGGCCAGGCCGACCCCATCTTTTCGAAAGTCTCGATCGCCAGTTTCTTGCTGGCGTTCGATGTCCGCTTCTCGGGCGATGTCGCGGATGACATCACCTTCGGCGATGCGACCTTTCTTTATCCGCCGGCGACCGAAACCATCAAAGGCGTGGCGGAAATCGCCACCCAGGAAGAAACCGATGCGGCTGCCGATGACGGACGCATCGTCACCCCGCTCAAGCTGGGCGTTTTCGTCAATGCGATCGCCAGCGCGCTGCAGGCGTCGATCAACACGCTGACCGGCCGGACCATCACCGGCAGCGGCCTTGCCACTGGTGGCGGCAGTCTTGCCGAGAATCGCACGATCAATGTCGCGGCCGCCAGCAGCGCCGAAGCCCTGGCCGAAGCCCTGGCCACCAAAGCACTCACGCCGGCATCGCTGGCAGGCTTCGCGCGGCAGGTCGGTCAAAGCGGATATGCCACCATCCCAGGCACGGGCGGCATGATCATCCAGCATGGCCGCTTCACCGCTGCCGCCAATGCCGGAACGGCAGTCACCTGGCCGATTGCCTTTCCGGCCGCCTGCTATGCGGCGGTCTGCAATGGCGGCCTGACCGATGCCGCCATCCAGGACAACTATGTCACCTTCCGCGCCGAAACCATCAGCGCGACTGGCGCCACCGCTTACAACAACCAGACCGCACACCTGGCCAGCTTCATCGCGATCGGGAGATAAGCCGATGACCCTTTTCTTCGCGCTGGTCGATGGCCGGCCCGCCTTTTTCGATGCAGCCATCCATGGCGCCGCGATTCCTAAAGACGCGGTCGAAGTGACACCCGCGCGCCATGCCGAACTGCTCAACGCGCAGGCGATCGGCAAAGAAATCTACGCGGATGAAGATGGTCGCCCGCGCTATCGCCAGCGCCAGATCGATGCCGACGAGATACGCGCGAACCTGGTCGCAGCCATTCGCGACGAAGCCGCGCGGCGTATCAACGCGGTCAGCCCGGTCTGGCGTCAAATGAATGACCAGCGCCAACCCAGCAAGTCCGGCGCGGCGCGCTTCGCGCAAATCGATGCGATCCGCGCGGCAAGTCAACGGCTTGAGGCCGAACTCACTGCGACACCTGACAACCTGCTGTCGCAATTTTCACCATCGCGGCCAGATCACTGGAAAGCCCATTGAAATGACTAAGATTTCGACCCTTCCCGCGCTCGCCGAAGCGGATATCGATGGCGATGAGACTTTGCCTGTTGTCAAGAATGGCACGACCTATCGGGCGCCCATCTCGCAGGTTGGCGCTGTTGCAGCCGCGCGCGCCGAAGCGGCCCGCGCGGCGCTGGATGTGGATTTCGTCACCTATTGCGCAGGATACATTCGCCGCGGCTATATCCAGCTGTCTGATGGGCAATTGCTCGCGCCGAATGACAACTACCGAACCACGCCACCGATTCGCGCCTATAACGGCCAGATCTTTCGCGTCACGGCCAATGTCGACGGGTTTCAGGCAACGGTCGCAATGTGGGATCGTTTCGGCACCTATCTGGGCGCGGCCCAGTCAAGCGATGCGAGCGATACCGATGTGGTCGTTTCACACCCTGACCTTTTTGCCGTGACATTTTCCGGCCGCGCGGGTTCCCCCTTCTCTGCCAGTGGCGCGAAAATTCGCGAACCCCTGGAAATGCCACGCGGCATTTTCCCGACCTTTCTTTATCTTGAGCGAGACAAGGAAAACCCGCTCTTCGCCCGCTCAATGGTTCCCGACCTGCGCTTTCCACTCGCGTGGAACGATACAAAATCGAATGAACGCGTTCACCCATACATGGCGACAAGCCCGACCGATGTGTTGAAGCTGTCCACCGTGCTGGAAGGCGGGTTCCGCTGTGAAATAGCAGCCATTCCCACGCAGGCCCGCTACGCTCCCGCCAGCCCATCCACGCCGGTCAACATCATTTGCCTTGGAGATAGCACCACCCAATCGACCGGCGCGCAGGATGGTGCCGGGGATTATTATGATTGGGTGAACGAATTGGCCTGGCAGCTTACGGCCAATGGCGAAGATGGCATCGCTGACACAAGCAAAGGCCGGCGGGCTCTGCCCGATGATAATGGGGCCACTATGCCCTGGGGGCTCGCTAATGTCGTTTTTCGCGGCACTCGCGGCGCCCAGACCATCAAGCATGAAGGGCGCGGGGGCTGGTCGATCCGGAATTATTTGGACAATGCTAACTTCGGCGGCGTTGCAAACCCGTTTTACAACGCCGGATTCGATTTGGGGCACTATCTCGCGCAGCAGGGTTTCGACCTGAACGGCGACCCTGCTGCCGGCGTTGATGCAACAGGCTCGAATCTCCGCATCCTGATCGGCTTGGGCTGGAACGATATTTCAACGCGTAGCGAAGCGCAGCTGATCGCCGATTTCGAAGAACTTATCGACGCAATTCGCGCAACGCACCCCAACGCCAAACTTGTGCTGCTGGGACATGAACCGCCGCCGGTTAGCCACCCTATTCGGCGAACTGACCCTGGCGCGGATGGCCGGTTTCTGACCGCGCGTCATGTTTTCGAACGCTATCTGGTCCCTCTCGATCGAGTGCTGCGCACGGTTTCTGTCAGCAGGAATGTCGGGCATCTTCCCTATGCGGTTTTGTTCGATAGCGACATAGGTTTCAAAAGCGACCAGCTCACTGTCGTGCCATGGGATGCGGCCACCTATAAGGCTTTCAGGGATTATGTGCATGCCGGCCCTGTTGGCAGCTATATGAAAGCAAGGGCAATTCGCGCCTTTCTTGCCAACCCTGGCTGGATTAGCTGATGCCGCCTGTCGAATCCTGGTTGAAAATCCAGCTGCTGCTGCTGGACCTCCTGTCCGACAGCTGGCGCTGGTGGGCCGCGATGGGCGGCCTGCTGGGCCTACGCCCCGTGATCCTGTGGCTGGTCGATTTCGCGAAGAAATGCGGCGACATCGACCATTTCCCGCCGCGCACCCGCTTCATCCTCGCCATCGCGCTGCTGTTTGGCCTGGTCGCCAATATCGCAGCGGGCGCGGTCATCCCGCTTGCCACCGATGGCCGCCTGTCCTGGCTAACGCCGGAATCGCCGCCGGTCCTGGTCGCGCTGGCGCTCGCCTGGCTGTGCTGGGGCTGCCTGGGCTGGGCGGTCGCGATCGCTTTCGCGGCATCGAAGCGGCGCATGGCCGCCGCGTCGGTCTGTCTGTGGTTCGCCTGCTATGTCGGCAGCGGCGTCACCATGGGGGCGCAGCTGTGACGCTGGCCGGCGCCAAGCCCGCGCTGCAGGCGGCATCGCTGCCGGCGATGATGGCGATCGATGCGCGCTGGGGCATGGCCATGGCGCTCGGCATGGTGGGCGGATGGCTGGCGCGAACCGCGCAATCGGTCGAAGCGAAGAAGACCTGGGCCGAAATTCGCGCCGATCTGGGCGTTTCTGCGCTGCTGTCGATCGGCAGCATCATCGCCACGCTGTATTTCGCCCGCCTGACCCAAGCCGACGAACTCGGCGTGGCGGCGATCGGCTTCGCTGTCGCCTGGGGCGGCAAGGATTCGCTGCGCCTGATGTCGCGGTTTGTCTTCGGCCCCATCCTGTCCGCCATCCGCAAAGGAGAACCACGCCCATGACATCCGCAATCTGCTGGCCGCTGAAGAAGAACCGCATCCGCCGCGGTCTGGTCAATCACACATTCGGCATGACGCGGCGAAATGCCGATGGCAGCCGCCGCCCGCATCAGGGCTGGGATTTCGCAGCGCGCAATGGCGAAGACTGTTTCGCGGTCGCCGACGGGCAGATCGTCATGGTCCGCAACCAGGGCGCCTACGGCCTGCAGGTCATCCTGCGCTTCGAACATGATTTCGATGGCGATGGCGATAGCGATGTCCTGTTCGCCGCCTATTGCCACCTCTCGCGCGCCGATGTCGCGGTCGGCGATAAGGTCGCGCGCGGGCAGCGCATCGGCTTGACCGGCAGCAGCGGCAATGCCCGCGGCATGGGCGAAGATGACCAGCATCTTCATTTCGAGATCCGCACCACGCCAATCGCGGGGCACGGCCTGGCGAACCGCTATTCGCCGCTGATCATCTTCGGCGAATGCCCGCTGGGCAAGCCGATCAAGGGCAACGCCTGATGGAACCCGAAACCGCCGCGCTGGTCTTCGCCGCCGGCTGTCTTGCGGGTTCGATTTTCCTACATGCCGCCCTGTGCGGCATCGACCCGCGGCCCGCGATTCGCGGCGCCGGTCACTGGCTGAAGGGATTGCGTCATGGAACCTAACAAAAAGCGTCTCGCGCTGGGCACATGCTGGCAGCTATTCGACAAGCTGCCGCGCCCGCTGCTGCGCTTCGCCTGCATCTTTGGCGCGGTCTGGGCGATGGGCTTGGGTGATGCGCTGGGCTTGGGGCTCGACAACACCGCGCGCGGAATCGTGCTGGGTTTCGTCCTGTCGATCTACGGCGTCCGCGAATTCGGCAAGATAAAGGGCGTAGCATGATTAACGCGCCGCAAGTATTCGCCACTGGCCTAACGCTCAAAGGCATTAGGCTGTTGTTCAGTCTCATTTTTCTAACAGTCCTGGCCGCCGGTCTGGTCATCCAGACTGTGCGACTGGAGGGATTCCGGCTGTGGCCGGTTTCGGTCACGGGATGGATCGAAACCGCCCAGGCGAGACAAAAGACCATCGACGACATGCTGACCGCGCAGCAGCGCGCCAGCGAACTGGCAGCAGCAGCGCGGCAGGCGAAAGAACGCGCCTATCGCGACATCGCGGAAAGGATTGACAAGAATGCACAAGGCAACCTGGACAGCGCGCTGGCCGCTGCTGATCGCTTTATCGCTGCTGGCGGCATGCGGGCCGAAGCGCCTGGAAGTGCGCGCTGCGCAACCGGAACCGGCCGCGCAGATCACCGCGCCGAAGATCCTGACCGAACCCGTCCAGCGGCCCAGCTGGATGCCCAGGCCGATCGCCAGCCTGCTGGGCTGGAAGGCGCAGCAGGAACAGCCGAAGGCCTAGTCCTGGTTCCGGCGGCCGACATCCGCCTTTGCACCATCAACACCATCAAGGCCGAAGCGGGTCGCGACCTGGCGCAGCAGCTGGAAGCCGAATCGAAGAAGGCATTCGAACAGGGATCGCCGCAATGACCATTTTCGCCCCGCCGCAGCCTGAAGACATCCCCGCCGACATCGCCGGCCTGGTCCGCATCGGAACCGTTGCGTCGGTCGACCTTGCGGCCGCGCGCTGTGTCGTCCGCTATGGCGACCCCGAAGACGATGCGCCCGCGCAGACCCCGCCGATCCGCTGGCTGGCGCCGCGCGCCGGCCTGACCCGTATCTGGTCGCCGCCCAGCGTGGGCGAACAGGTTCTGCTGCTGTCACCCGATGGGCAGGTCGGCGCGGCGGTCGCGGTCATGGGATTGGTCCAGGACGCCTTCCCCCCGCTGGGCTCGACCACGGCCGAAATGATCGAATTCGCAGATGGCGCACGCATCACCTACGATGCCGAAGCGGGCGAACTGAAGGCGATCTTGCCCGCCGACGCGACGGCCGAAATCGTCGCACCTGGCGGCATCACGCTGCGCGGCAACGTCACCATCGAAGGCGATGTCAGCATCACCGGCAAGGTCGATGTCAGCGAGACTTTGACCGCCGCCGACGATGTGATAGCGGATGGCATCAGCCTGACCGATCACATTCATGGCGCGGTGAAGGCAGGCACCGACAAGTCGGGCAAACCCGAATAAACCCACGAACCTCGCGATCGATGCGGTGGCGGCATGGTGGAACACCTTTCCACCACTGCCGCCGCTGGCGTTTCGCGCGCGGGGGCTGCTTTGCTGGTCAGCATGATCGGCATGGACAGAACCACCGGAAAAACGCTTTCGGGCGATGCGCATCTGGCGCAATCGATCGGCGACATCCTGTCGACGCCGCTGGGTAGCCGCGTCATGCGCCGCGACTATGGGTCGCTATTGTTCGAACTGATCGACCGACCGATTAACGGCGCCACCGGCATGCTGATGCGCGCCGCCACCGCCATCGCGCTGCGCCGCTGGGAACCGCGGCTGCAGCTGACCCGCGTTTCGCTGGATGGCGATTCCGCGCAAGGGCGTCTGGCCATCCGTATCGAAGGCCGCCGGCGCGACCTGCCGCCCGCCAATTCGCTCACCACCCTGACCATCCCCATCGACATCACCCAGGGCGCTCGCCCCGCGTCCGCAAGCTGAAGGAAATCGCCCCATGTTCCACCACGGCCTGACCCTAACCGAATCCGCCGCCGGCGCCCGCGCGCTCGGCGCAGTATCCATGGCAGTCATCGGCCTTGTCGCCACCGCCACCACCACCGGCGATGCGCAGGCGCAGGCCGATCTGGACGCCGCCTTCCCGCTTAACACGCCGGTCCTGATTTCGGGGAATGTCGACGCGATGGCCGGCAAGGCCGGCGATGGCGGCACGCTTGGCCCTGCGCTGACCGCGATCGGCGACCAGGCGACCCCGATCGTCGTCGTCGTCCGCGTCGAAGAAGGCGCCGACCAGGCTGGCACCGACACCAATGTCATCGGCGCGACCGATGGCAATTCCTACACCGGCCTTCAGGCGCTGCTGGCCGCACCGACCGCGCTGGGCGTCAAGCCGCAGATCATCGGCGCGCCTGGGCTCGACAGCCAGCCAGTCGTCGAAGAAATGGTCAGCCTGGCGAAGAAGCTGCGCGGCTTTGTCTATGCTGGCGCGAAGGGCGCCGATGGCGCCACGCCGGCCGCAACCGAAGCCGAAGCGATCACCTATCGCGGCAATTTCTCGCATCGCGAACTGATGGTCATCTGGCCCGACACCGCCAAGGGCGGCGGCGACAATGTCGCGCGGGCTCTGGGCCTGCGCGCGCAGATCGATGAAAAGACCGGATGGCACAAGACGCTGTCGAATGTTCCCCTGGTCGGCGTCACCGGCTTGGAACACGACGTCCACTTCGACCTGACCGACCCGACCACGGCCGCCGGCCTGCTCAATGCCAGCGAAGTGACCACCATGGTGCGGCAGAACGGCTTCCGTTTCTGGGGCAACCGCACCTGCGCCGACCCCGCGCAATCGCCCGAATTTGTCTTCGAAAGCGCGGTCCGCACCAGCCATGCACTGCAGGCGGTCATCGAACAGATCGTCTCGCCCTATCTCGACCAGCCCATGACCAACGGTCTGGTTAAGGACCTGATCGAAACCGGGAAAGCGCGCTTTCGCCAGCTGGCGGTCGAAGGCAAGATCATCGGCGCCGAAATGTTCTTCGATCCGGCCGACAATTCCGCGCAGGAACTGGCCGCCGGCCGCCCGCGCTTCCGCGTCGAATTCACGCCGGCCGCGCCGCTCGAGAACCCGAACGTCGACCTGGTCATCACCGATTTCTTCTATTCGAACTTCGCCGACCAGCTGGTCTGAAATTCAACGCGCTACCGCTTCGCTGCTTGAGCGCGGCGACCGCCATCACAACCGTCGCTGAAGGGGCGCATGTCCTCAAGTAGCGAAGCGATAGGACGAAAAAGGAACACCATCATGGGAATCCCCAAGAAGCTGAAGAACATGAACATCCACGTCGACGGCCAGGGCTACCTGGGCCGCGCGTCGGAATTCGAAGAACCGCCCCTGGCGATCGCGACCGAGGATTATCGCGGCGCCGGTATGCTCGGCCCCGTCAAGATCGACATGGGCCTAGAAGGCATGGAAGCGAAGCTGAAGATGGGCGGGCATGAAGTCGGCCTGATCCGCAAATTCGGTACCACCCAGGTCGATGGCGTCCGCGTTCGCCTGACCGGCGCCTACCAGGCCGACGATGGCACCGGAGCGCAGGCGGTCGAATGCTACATCGGCGGCCGCTTCACCGAAATTTCGCCTGGCACCGCCAAGCCTGGCGACGACACCGAACAGGAATACACCGTTCCGCTGTCCTACTACCGCCGCGAAGTCGATGGCCGCGTCGAAGTCGAAATCGACATGATCGCCGGCAAATTCCTGGTCGATGGCGTCGATCGCTATGCCGAGATCATGGCCATCATCGCCAACTGATTTGCCCCTTCGGCGGCCGGACCTTTTGCGGGGCAGCCGGTCGCTGGAAAACGGGCTGGCCGGTTGAACCCTCCCCTGGCCGGCCAGCCCACCCCACGCCCCGCTTATCTCACCCTGAAGGATGCCCCGCATGGCCGACACCGAAACCGAAACGACGCCCGCACCGATCGCGAAGAAGCAAGTCTTCGAAACCGTCACCCTGTCGCAGCCGATCGTTCGCGGCGACAAGGAAATCACCCAGCTGCAGCTGCGCAAGCCCAAGGCGGGCGAACTGCGCGGCCTGTCGATGGGCGATGTCATTGGGATGGAAGTCACCGCGCTGATCAAGCTGACCCCGCGCATCAGCGACCCTGTCCTGACCGAAGCCGAAGTCGCCGACCTGGATGCCGATGATTTCACCGAAGTCGCCGGAACCATCCGCGGTTTTTTTATGACGAAGGGGGAAGTGATGGTCATGGAAGCGATGATGGCGGAGCATCAACCGAAGACCTGATCGCGGACATCGCCGGCATCTTCCATTGGCCGCTCGACCAGCTGGAAGCCCTGACCGCCGATGACCTGATATTCTGGCACGGCAAGGCGGTCTCCTGGTGGAACGCCCACCGCGCCGGCAAAGACTGAAGAAGGAAGCCCGATGTCGAACAAATTGTCGCTGCTGGTCAATTTCGTCGGCGTCGACAAGATGTCGGGCAGCCTTCGCAATATCATGCATCTGGGCCGCAAGGGCTCGCGTTCGCTGGGCGAACTGCGCGGCGAAGGGCGCAAGCTGGAAGCGCAGCTGCGCGATGTCCGACGCGAAATGGCCGGCGCATCGGGCAACATCACCCAGCTGGCGCAGCGCGAACGCGACTTGGAACGCGCGATCGAAAGCACCAATCGCGACCTTGAAAAGCGCAAGCGATTGAACGCCATCGAAGGCGACCGCCGCGCGCTGCGCGCCCGCGGCGAAGACATGATGGCCAAGGGCCGCGATGACATCGCGGTCGGCGCCGGCCTGGCCGCGCCGCTGATCCTCGCCACGAAACAGGCCGCGGAATTTTCCAGCGGGATGGTCGACATCCAGCAGAAGGCCGGCCTGGCCGATGCCGAAGCCGACAGGCTGGGCCGCCGCATCATGGTGATGGCGCAGGTCGCCAAGCAAATGCCCGAAGACATCCGCGCGGGGCTCGACCTGCTGATGGCCAAGGGCATGGACCTGGACGCTGCCCAGGCCGCGATCGGGCCGGCCGGCAAGATCGCCACCGCCTACAAGGTCGACATCCCCGACGCGGCCGCTGCTGCCTATGCTTCGATCAATAACCTGAAAGTCCCCGCCAGCCAGACCGCGCAGATCCTCGACATGATGGCCGCGGCCGGCAACGAAGGCGCCTTCGAAGTGCGCAACATGGCGCGGCATTTTCCCGCGCTGACCGCGCAAATGCAGGCGCTGGGCGAAAAGGGCGCGCCCGCGGTCGCCGACCTTTCCGCGGCGCTGCAGGTCGCGATGCACACCGCCGGCAGCGAAGACGAGGCCGGCAACAACATCAAGAATTTGCTGGCGAAGATAAACGCGCCTGGCACCATCCGCGCCTTCGAAAAGAACTTCGGCGTCAACCTGCCCGCGGCGATGAAGAAGCTGACCGATGAAGGCATGTCGTCGATGGAAGCGATCGCGCTGATCACCCAGCAGGCGACCGGCGGCGACATGAAGAAGCTGGGCTTCGCCTTCGAAGACATGCAGGCGCGCCAGGGGATCATGGCGCTGATCCAGAACCTTGACGAATATCGCCGCATCCGCGCCGCGGCGGTCAATTCGGGCGGCACGGTCGACAAGGCCTTCGCCCAGCGCGCCGCGCGCGATGCGACCGTCAACTGGCGCGCCTTCATGGCGAGCGCATCGGCGCTGGCCATCACGCTCGGCACAACGCTGCTGCCGGTCGCGACCGAAGCGATGGACATGATCGCAGGGCTGGCGAATTCGGTTTCGAAATGGGCGCAGGCCAACCCTGAAGCGGCCGCCACGCTGACCAAGCTGGTCGCAGGGCTGGCGGTCTTCAAACTGGGCCTGGGCGCGGCGCGCCTCGCCTTCGGCGGTTTCCTGGGGCCGGCGGCCAATTTCATCGCCTTTGCGCGCAAGGTCGGCCTGGTCGGCAAGATCTTCATGGGTCTGCGCACCGCCGCGCTGTTCCTGGCGCGCGGCGTCGTCCAGGCCGGCCTGATGATGATGGCGAACCCGATTGTTCTGGTTATCGGCGCCATCGTCCTGGCGATCGGCGCGGCCGCATATGCGATCTATGCGAACTGGGACAAGATCAAGGCCGCCTTCAGCCAGGGCGTTGCCTTCATATCCGGCCTGGGCGGGCGTATGCTGTCGATCGGCAAAGATATGGTCCTAGGGCTCGCGCGCGGCATCGCCGGCGCGCATGTCGCGGTCTGGAACGCGCTGAAGAAAGTCGTCATGGGCGGCATCGCCAAGGCCAAGAACCTGCTGGGCATCAAAAGCCCTAGCCGCGTCTTCATGCAGATCGGCGCGCACACCGGCGAAGGCATGGCGGTCGGGCTCGACCGCCAGCGCCGCCGCGTGTCAGGCGCGGCCGGCAAGCTGGCGGCAGGCGCGGTTGCTGCAGGATCGATGGCGATGGCGCCAACCGCGCTGGCC